CCAAACCGGTTCTTCGCAAGGCAGGCCGGGCTGCCGTTGGTGCGGAGGACGCGGGTGCCGCCGTCAGCACCGATGGGGGACGCGATGGAGCGGCTGTCGCCGTCCTTGGAAATGCGGAGGCGTTTCGTGGCGAACAGCACGGCATCGACCCACTCGGAGATGAGGCTTGCGGCGTGTTTGTGCAGGCGGGGCGCGTAGCGGTCGTAGGCGGTGTTCTCCGGGTCCTCGAAACGTTCGACCTTTGCGTGGGCGAGCAGGATAATCATCATGCCGCGCTTGTTGCGGAGGTCGTCGAGGAGCGCGAGGACTTTTCGCCAGTGGACGAGGGCATCCACATAGCCTTTCCCGAAACCGCCGTCTGCTTTTTCGATGCTGCGGACACCGAATTCCTTGCACACCTCATCAAAGATGAGGCGTTCCAGCCAGTCGAGGGAGTCGACAACCACGGTGCGGAACTGGTGTTCTTCATCGCGGAGGGCGGTCAGTTCGGCGAGGACGTCGGAGAGGCTCCCGGCGAGCGGAAACTTACAGGTGTCGATTTCACCGAGACCATCCTCGGTCTGGATGAAGATGGGGTCGGGTGCGGATGCCCCCAGGGTCGATTTGCCGACGCCTTCCTGCCCGTACACCATGATGCGGGGAGGCTTGTTCTCGCGGCCGGTCTGGATGTTTTCGAGCATGCTCATTGTCAGTTTCCTTCCTTCAGTTTGCCGAGTTCCTTGCTGAGCTTGGAGATGATTCTGCCTTTCAGGGCGTGGATTTCGGAATCGGTATAGCGGATGCTGGAATGCCGGATCAGTTCAAGTTCGGTCCGCTCATGGATCACCTTGCAGATGTTCTTTTCCAGGGCGGCAAGCCTGGCGGCCTTGATCGCGTCCTTGCCGGAGCATTTGTTCATGTTGCGGGCTTCCATCGTGATGACGTAAGCCCTGTTCACCGTGAGGTCGCCGGACAGGACGGCAAGCTTGATGGTCATGGTCGCGTGGTCAGCTACGGTGCGGAGGCGTTCGACTTTCGAGCGGGAGATGCCGAGGACTTTGGCAGTCGCTTCGGCGCTTTTGCCGAGATCGACGCCTCCGTTTTTCGGCCGGCCGACTTTTTTGCGCTTGTCGAGTTCGGACAGGCAGCGCAGGAGTTCGGCGTCGGTGAGGTTGCGGCGGTTGCGCTGGGAGTCGATGGCGTATTCCAGAGCCTTGCTTTCGTCCGCGAACTCGCGGAGGACAACCGGAATGGTGCTGATGCCGAGTTTCTTCGCAGCGAGGAGGCGGGTGTGTCCGTCAACCACCGTGAAGTTGTGTCCGGCCCACAGGATGATCGGGTGGGCGTTGTCGAAGCCGAACCGTTTCATGTCGGCGGTGATCCGGGCCAGGATGTCTTCGCGGACGGGGAAGAGGCTTTTGAAGGGTTCGATGGTGCGGATGTTGTCGATTTCAACGAACATGGACTGTCCGTTCACGAAGGAATAGGTGTTTTCGGGCTTGGAGAAAAAGTTTGTTTTCATGGTCAGTTGCTTCCTTTGCGGGTGATATTTTTGAATTCGGATTTGACGGTGTCGATGATGGCCTGCTGCATTTCGGCGCTGGCTTCCTCGGAGAACGGCGAGTCGGGGTATTTCTTCATCTCGCGTTGAATCTGGTTGCGGATCATTCCGCAGATGGTGTCCTGCAAGGTGGTCTGGCGGGCGAGCATGAGATCATCCTCGTTTTCGAACTGCTCCTGCCTGCGGGCTTCCATCGTCACGTTGTATGCCTTGTTGGCAGACATTTTGCCGGACTTGACGGCATCCTTGACTTCCTCGGACGCATGGTCGTTGACGGTACGGAGGCGTTCGATTTTTGCCTGAGAAACCCCAAGGAGCTTTGCGGTCTGTTCCGCGCTCTTGCCGAGTTTAGCATCACGTGATGCTAAACCCTTTGCCGGCCCCGTTTTCTTTCTTTTATCGAGTTCCGTCAAGCAGTTGAGGAGTTCGGCATCGGTCAGATTCCTGCGGTTGACTTGGGACTTGATGGCGTATTCCAGGGCTTCAGCTTCGGTCTTGAATTCCTTGATGATGACGGGGATTTCCGCGAACAGGAGTTTCTGTGCGGCGGCCAGGCGGGTGTGACCGTCCACGACGGTCACATTGTGTCCTCCCCAGATGATGACGGGATGGGCTTTGTCATAGCCATCGGCCTTCATGCTGTCCATGACGCGCTCCAGATCGGCGGGCTTCACGGGGAACAGGTCCTTGAACGGGGATGCAGTCTTGATGACAGTCGGGTCCATCATCGTAACCGCTTCGGTCGTGACGAAGACGAAGCCGTCATATTTCTTTTCGGTCGCGTCGGCCATCAGAGCACCTCCGGCATGGGTTCGCTGGCGTTCCAGCGGATGGTGGTCAGGTCTTTGCCGCGGACGAAGGCGTTCCAGACGCGAATGTAGGCGGCGAGGGTTTCCTGGACGGACAGTTTTCTTGCCCGCATTCTGTTGTCGAACAGTCTGGTGCGAAGCGTCATGATCGGGTGCTTTTCGGTGATATTCGCTCCGGTCTTGAGGGTCTCGAAGAACAGATTGAGTTTGTCGCTGTAGTTGGTCTTTCTGCCGATGATGCAGTAGGCGAGCGCCATGTAGGACTTCACGAAGTGGTGTCCGCCGCGTTCTGCAACCGTCGCGGCCTCTTCGATCATCTCTTTGTTCTGCTCGTAGAAGCTGAGGAGACGGGAATTGCTGACTTCGGTTCGGCAGGTTTCCGGAGCAAGGTTGCCGTCGACGAGATCGTGGAGCCAGAGGAGCTTGGTCAGGACCGCTGCCGTCTTGGAGTGTTCGGAACGCGCGATCTGCATGATGTGCCGGGAGGTGCGGGTCAAGCCGGTGTCGAGCGTGTCAATGCAGCTCTTGTCCGCATTGTAGACGATGAGGAAGACGACCGGAACATCAGCGGTAATGACGGCCCAGAGACGATGCTGACCATCGAGAACCGTTCCGTCCTTGGCGATGACGATAGTGGAGCCGTTAAGGGTCCAGCGGCCGCTTTTCATGTCGCGGGCATACTTTTCGACACGCTTCTGGTCGATGTTCCGGTTCATGGTGTTCTTGTCGAGCATCCTGCAAGCCTTGTCCGGCGTGATGCATTTGACTTTCGTGGCGATTTTCTTGATGGTGGAGGGATTCATGGTGATTTTCCTTTCGGTTGTTATGGTATTGGGGATCAGAGGGTATCGATGATGCGGAGGTCTTCGTAGCCGGTCGGCCAAACGCCGGAGTTGTCGCACTCGCGGTAGCGGTTCAGGGCGGCCTTGTTCGTCTTTTCAGCGAGGTCGAGAACCTCGTCGGTCAGCTTCCAGACGCCAGCGGAGAACGGCTCGTTCTTCTCGACGGCGATCATGTAGACCGGGAAGGTCGTGCCGGAGACGGCGCGGAGAACCATGCGGTAGAAGGCCATCTGGTGGATGTAGCCGTAGCGGCGGCAGTCGGATTCGAACCAGCGAAGGCTGTCGCAGGTCTTGAGGTCGACGATGCCGTAGTCCGGATTGAACCAGTCCATCCTGATCTGGCAGGGAACGCCGTTGCAGGATGCCCGGACGACGCCTTCGGCCTCGCCGTTCGCGAGGAGCTTCACGGCTTCGGGGTGGACGCAGACGGCCGCCTGGAGTTTCATGATGAAGCCGAAGTCCTTCTCGGAAATGACTTCGCGGTCCTGTTCTGCCAGCCAGTCGGCGTAGGCCTTGGTGGCCTTCCCGAAGGGCTCGCCGGTCCGTGGATTGACGGGGCCGTTGCAGACGATGTAGTCGCGGTCGAAAGCGTGGCGGCCTTCGAGGATCAGGCTGTGGGCCGCGCGGCCAAGGGTGAATGCGGCGGATTCTTTCTCTTCCGTCTGCCCGGTAATTTCCTTATAGTAGAGCGCGGGGCTCTCGCGGAAATCGGCCAGCAGATGGCTGGACATGTATTCGCCGTTGCGGCTGCGGAAGTGGTAGCTTTCCGCCGGTTCGTGGGTGATGAAGTTTGTCATGGTCGGTGTCTCCGATGGTTGAATCATTTTCTCGCTGCCTTATTTCTTTGCCAAAACCCGAAAAAAACGTCGCGGTTTTCGGCTTTTCCCGGAAAAAAGTTTGGCTTTGGCTCACTTGTTTCCGAACCGGCAGTCGATCCCTTTCTGGACGAAGATTTCACGGATTTCAGCCATGCGGCGGCGGATGCTCGATGCCGACGTTCCGGTCATCGCGGCGATTTCCCGGATGGAGTATCCGTCCATGAGCAGCTGGCAGACTTTCTTGTGCTTCGCGGGCATGCTGTCCACGGTTTCGCGGACGTCGATGCAGAGATCAATCTTCTCGCGGTCGTCGACCACCGGAAGCATGGACTCGTGCTTTTCGTCGAGGGCGCATTCCTCGAAGGAGACGGTGGGTTCGTCCAGGTGCTTCCGGATTCTGTTGCGGAACAGGTTCTTCGCAGCGATGTCGACCGCGCGGCAGACATAGGTGTCGATGGTGGCGTTCTCGTTCTGGCGGTAGGTCGACATGGCACGCCAGGCGGCAAGGGACAGTTCCTGGATGAGATCGCAGCGGTCGTCTTCGGAGAGATTCGCCTTTCCGATCATGGAGTCGGCCACAAAATAGATGCGCTTCATGACGGTGTTCGAGAATTCGGGGACGGGGTCGAGCGTTTCGCTCGCGGTGTAAGTTTTTTTGTTTGCCATTGTGCAAACTCCTTTGGGGTTTCCCCGGCGCGGAATTGCGTCCGGTACCCCACGGCGGATTTTGCACGAAACTGGCTCGCAAAACGTGATGCAAAGTTATAAGTCGTTGACAGACAAAATATTATTTTTCGATTTTTGCGCGAAAAATTTTGCGCAAAAACGGCTTTGATGCAAAAAAAGGCCCGTGCCGGGAGCCTTTTGAAAGGGCCGGCACGGGCGGTGTAATTGGTTGTTTTGTTAGCAGCCGAGGAACTTCTGTTCCTGTTCTTCCCAGGAATACGGCAGTTTGTCGATAAGCTTATTCAGCGTCAGGTTTTCCGGCTGTGTCCCGTTCAGGAATCGCCGAACGATCTTCGGAGAAACATCATTCAAACGCATGATCTTCCGGATGTATCCGGCATCTGTGGACAACTTGGCGGCGATTTCGAACGTCGATTTACACTGGCCGGAGTCGATCATCTTTTTCCAATGATGCGCACGGGCGAACGCGAGAAGGACGATTCTGTCCCTGTCGTCGCCGGTCGGGTTATGCAACGGACTGTATTCGCCCTCCGGGATGATGATTCGTTTGTGCCCGGAAAAGGTTCTGAGGCACATCGGGATGCGGATCAGGATGTTTCCGTCGTATGTGGTTTCAATTTTTGTCATCTTGCTGCAACTCCTTGATTAGGCTTCGCATTCCCTCGGTCTTGATTATGATTGAGATACCGTCTTCTTTGACGACGACGGACTTGACGAGCAGATTGAGCAACCGGATGCGCTCTTCCGGGAAGAGTTCGTTCCAGAAGCTGTCGATGTCCTTGAAGGCGGTCTGCACCTTCTCAATTGGAACGCCCGACTGCGTCGACACCATCGACATGAAGGTCGTCGTTGAGAACAGAAGCCCGATCTGCTTGACCACGGCTTTCTCGATGTCCAGCCCCTTGACGATTCTGACAGGGCATTGATGGGTTTCCCGTTTGGAATCCTCAAAGCAATTGTAATAGAAGTAGGTTCTGCCTCTGCGCTTAGAGCTGGCTGGCGTCATCGGGCCGTTGCAGTGCCCGCACCGGATGAGGCCAGTGAGCATGGCATAGCGTAGCTTTGAGGGTCTTCCTTTCTGATGTCCATGTCTGTGTTTCTTGAGGAGTTCCTGAACTGCGTTCCAGACTTCCCTGCTTACGAGAGCCTCGTGTTCACCGGGATATACCTCGCCCTTGTAGAACACCTCTCCGACATAGGTGTGGTTCTGCAGCAGTCTTGCGAGGGTACATTTCGTCCATGGGCGGTCCTTCCTTGTTTTGATGCCCAGGCTGTTCAGGTTATGCACCACTTTGCTCAACGAACGCTCTCTCAGGAACATATCGTACATCATGACGACATTATCCGCCAATTCCGGGATCGGAACGAGCCGGTGGTTTTCGCTGTGATACCCATACGGGAACGAGCCGCCGACCCACTGTCCGCGTTTGCGGCTGGCCGACATCTTGTCCCGGATGCGTTCGGCAATGACCTCGCGTTCGTATTGCGCGAACGTAATCAGGATATTCA